GCGATGCGACAAAGAGCGCAGACCTGAAGGCACTCATGCAGGGCCAGAAGGCCCAGGTCGTCTTCACCGACCCGCCCTACGGCATCAGCTACGAGTCCCCGAGCGGGGGCTTCGAGCTGATCAAGGGCGACGACTTACGCCGCGGCCAGCTCTACAGTCTCCTGCATGGGGCCTTCGCCGCAGCGCTCCCCCACACCCGCGAGGACACGGCCTGGTACGTCTGGCACGCGACGGGCACGCGGGAGGACTTCGCCAAGGCGCTGCGCGACGTGGGGCTCGTCGAGCTTGGCGTGATCATCTGGGCGAAGCCCGGGATGGTGCTCGGGTGGTCGGACTACCGCTGGGCGCACGAGCCGTGCTTCTACGCCGCGAGACAGGGCGTGCGGCCCGCCTGGCACGGGGATCGCACCCAGACCACCCTGTGGCGCCTGGGCGCGCGTAGCGCGAAGGGCGAGCCCCACGCGGCCATCGGCGCCGGCATCATCCTCACCACGCCCGAGGGGGGCGAGCTCTACCTCTCGAGCACCGCGCCAAAGGGGCGCAAGGTGCGGCACATCCACCTCGAGCCAGGCAAACCCGTGCTCATCTCCCCAAGCGGGGGCGCGGGCGACGACCTGTGGGAGGTCTCCCGCGACAACGGTCACGGGCGCGAGGCCTACCACCCCACCCAAAAACCCGTCGAACTCGCGCGCCGGGCCCTGGGCAACAGCACCACCGAGGGCCAGGCCGTGCTCGACCCGTTCTCGGGTGGCGCGAGCACCATCATCGCCGCCGAGCAAACGAAGCGCGTAGGCTACGCCCTGGATCTCGACCCGCGCTACGTCGACGTCGGCATCCGCCGCTGGCAGGAACTGACCGGGAAGGCCGCCACCCATGCCACCGAAAAGAAAACCTTCGATGCCCTCACCAAAGCCCGAGGAAAAGGCAAGGCGCGGCCGCGGTAGACCCCGCTTCAAGCCCACATCTGAGCAGCGCGCCACCGTCGAATTCATGGCCGGCGCCGGGATCCCCGAGGAGCGCATGTGCATGCTCGTGAGGCACCCGAGCGACAAAGAGGGCGAGCTCGGGGTGCCGATCAGCGAGAACACGCTCAGGAAGCACTTTCGCCAGGAGCTCGACAGCGGCCACACGAAGGCCGACACGCTCGTCGCCCAGGGCCTGTTCAAGAACGCGACCACCCCGACCGCCTCGCACCCAGGGGGCGTACCGGTCGCACAGATCTTCTGGCTGAAAACGCGCGCGCGCTGGCGCACCGCCGAGAAGGCTGACCTCGAGCCCACCGACCTCACCCCCGCGCAGCAGGACGAGCGCGAGACCGCGCGGCGCCTCGCCTTCATCCTCGCCCGCGGCGCGGACGCTGAAGGAAAGCCCAAGAAAAAAACGAAGGAACCGGCCTGAAGTTGCAGCCCCGCGCGCGAGGGGTTACAGTGCGCCGGTCTGCAGGGGAACGAACCAGGCGGGAGCGCCAAAGGTGCCGAAGACGAAAAAGGGCCGCAAGATCATGCGCGCGATGAAGCGCCAGTACGGCGCCGCGGGCGGTGAGCGGGTCTTTCACGCCTCGAAGAACAAGGGCACGATCACCGGCGTCGAAGCGCGCCACCGCCGCATGGCGAGAAGGAGCTACTGATGAGAGCCTACGGCGCACCCCCGATCGACATTCCCGGCTACCCGGACACCGTCCACCGGATCCTGCTCACCGGAGGCTCGAGCGCCCAGGCGATGGACTGGGGTTCCACGCTCTCGCAGCTCGCGCGCTTCACCGGCGCAACCACGAGCGGGGCGGTCTTCGCGCTCTTCGTGAACCTCGTAAGCACCCACGCCGCAGTGCCCTCGAGCGGCTCGAGCGTGACCACTGGCACCAGCGCCAACAGCACCGGCAACAACCTGCCCGTGGGGCCGGATCCCAACAGCCGGCTCTTCCAGATCCCGGCCTGGTCGACAGGATTTTCCGTGGCAGCGTACACTTCTGGCTTCGCAATCGTCGAAGTCTGGAAGCGATAGGCAGGAGGAGCGGCCGCACCGGACGATCCGGGGCAACCCCATAGCAGCCGATTCAGGCGAGCAACTACAAAGGGGCACCACCATGGCACTCTCGATCGAGACTCTCCGCAACGCAGGCCTCACCTCCATCCACGGCCGGCGCTTGATGCTGGACACCAACGGCCAGATCGTTGGCACCATCGGCTCGCGCATTCCGACCGTCGACGCAACGAGCGACACCACCGGCACGGCCATCACGGGCTACGGCTGGACGAACGTCGACTCCACCACCGACGACACCTGGCTCCTGGCCCCCCCGATCCCGGGCGCCTTCAAGTACATCTACACCGGCTCGACCTCGACCGGCATCCGCACGATCATCCGCCAGAGCGCGGCTTTTCACATCGACTCGAGCGGGGGCTCGACCGGCACCACGATCATCGCCCAAGGCGGGGCGCTGCTCCTCACGCTCTTCGGCAAGAGCTCGACCGCCTACGCGATCGTGAGCCGCCCGACGGGCTTCTCGAGCGCCTGCTCGACCGAGATGGCGATCAACGGGACCACGTAACACCCGCGGGCAGCGATGGGTGCTGGCCGGCGCGCTGGTATCCCGGAGCCCATTTCAGCAGCACGCTACGCAACAGGGTGCGGCGCCGCGCACCCGGGCGTATCAGGAGGAGGAGCAGGATGAAACTCGCAGTCATGGGCTCGGCGCCGAGCTCGGTGAAACTCGCGCCATTCGAAAACGAGAAGTACCGCAAGTGGGTCGAGGGCCGCGTGACGGCCATCGCCAAAGCCCACGGCCAAGTGCCAGGCGACTGGGAGATCTGGGGCTGTTCGCCGGCTTGCTGGGCGGCGATCCCGCGCGCCACGCGCTGGTTCGAGGTGCACCGCTGGGAGCCGCAACAGCCCTGGTTCGGGCCCGAATATGCGCAGTTCCTGCGCAACTTCAAGGGCATCGTCTATACGGGCGGGGTCGTGCCCGAGATCCCGGGGCACGTGGTCTACCCGGTCGATGCGATCGAGGAGAAGTTCTCGGCTTACTTCCTCACCTCGAGTCTCTCGCTCATGCTCGCGCTGGCGATCGACACCATCGAGAAGATGCGCGAGCAGCGCAAAATCTCGGCAATGCAGAAGGCTGGCACAGCCACCGAAGGGTGCGTAATCCCCGGGGGCATGAGCCGCGAGCAATTCGAGGCAGAGCTCGAAAAGAACGACAACGACGACGTAATCGGCCTGTGGGGCGTAGACATGTCGGCGGGCGATGAGTACGCCTACCAGCGCCCGGGTTGCCAGTTCTTCGTGCTCGAGGCCCTGCGCCGCGGCATCGCGGTCTTCGTCCCGCCCGAATCCGACCTCATGCGCCCGATGCCCGTCTACGGCGTGAGCGAGTGGGACCACAACTACATCAAGCTCACGAGCCGCGCCCGCGAGCTCAACCAGCGCGCGTCCCAGGCGCAGGCCGAGCAGCGCCAAGCCGAGATCCAAGTGGCAGGCCTGCAGGGCGAGCACATGGCGCTCAACTACTTCGTCTCTACCTGGACCTGCCCCTACGGCATGCCGGTAGGGATGATCCTGAGAAACGACCCCGGCAGTGGCCTCGGGGGCGGCATCACCCACTACGACGGGCGTCCGGTCGAGCGCATGGCGGTCGCGCCGCCAGTACCGGAAGCGCCGCCGCCTGACGCAATGCGTGCCATGACCGAGGCCCAAGACGCCCAGCACGGGCGTGAGATCCTCGCCCTTTTGCAGCCGCACGCCAGCGAGAACGAGAGCGCAGCTGGAGCGCTGGACCGAATCCTCAACGAGCGAGCTGCTGCCCAAGCGCACGCCCAGAAAGCCGAGGCCGCCTGCCAGAGGATGGCGCTCGCAGCCAAGCGCAAGGCGGGGAAGAAGCGCCGGGGCTGATAATTCTCCATGGCTAAGGGCCTTCTCGACGAACTCCTTGACCGGGTGCAGAGAAAGCCCGCGCCAGTGCGCCGGCGCATCGCCGAGGAGGTCCACCGGGCGACCAAGCACATGGCCTGGGTCCCGAACCCGGGGCCGCAGACCCAGGCCTACCTCTCGGCCGCCGACGTCCTCCTCTACGGCGGGCAGGCGGGGGGCGGCAAATCGCACCTCATGCTCGGCTGGGGGATCAACGAGGCTGAGGCCGGCATCATCTTCCGGCGTGAGCTCACCCAGACCGACGGGCTCGAAGCCGACGGCAAGAAGATCCTCGGCTCCAAGGGCTGGAACGGCCAGGACCACGAATGGTCGCTCCCGAGCGATCGGTCGCTGAAACTCGCCGGCATGCGCGAGGCCGACAGCTGGATGGGGCACGCCGGCCGCGAGCGCGACTTTTACGGCTACGACGAGGCGGGCGAGTTCCTCGAGGTCCAAGTCGCCTCGCTCTTCGCCTGGCTACGCGCGAAGCCCGGCCGGCGCACGCGCGTGGTGCTCGCCTCGAACCCCCCACGCACCTCGGATGGCTACTGGATGCTCGACTGGTTCGGCCCGTGGCTGGATGAGTCGCACCAGCACTACCCCACCGCCGCGGGCGAACTGCGCTGGGCGGTCTACATCGCCAAGGACCTCTCCAACCAGCCCGGGCAGATGGTCTGGGTGGACGGACCCGGCGAGTACAAGATCCAAGGCGAGACTTACATCGCGCGCTCCTACACCTTCATCCCGGCGAGCCTCGAGGACAACCCCTACCGGAACACCCCCGAGTACCGCGCGCAGTTGCAGAACCTCCCCGAGCCGCTACGGAGCCAACTTCTGAAGGGCGACTTCAAGGCCGGGCTGATCGACAACGCCTACCAGGTGATCCCGAGCATGTGGGTGCGCGCCGCGCAGCAGCGCTGGCAGGCGCGCGCTGGCAAGCCGCCAGACGACATCCCGATGTGCGCGATCGCGATCGACCCCACGGGCGGGGGAGAGGACGATGCGGTTCTCGCCCAGAGGTTCGACAGCTTTTTCGCCGAGCTCGTCAAGGTGCCAGGCAAGGACATCCCGAAGAACCGCCTCGGCACGCACCAAGCGGGCTTGATCGTCACCAACCGCCGGGACAACGCCGACGTGATCGTCGACATGGGCGGGGGCTACGGCGGGCCGATCGTGAATCACCTCTCTGAAAACAACGAGATCGAGTGCCTGGGCTACCGCGGCGCGGGCGCGAGCACGAAGCGCACCGCCGACCGCAAGTACGGCTTCACGAACGTGCGCTCAGCCGCCTACTGGGCGATGCGCGAGGCCCTGGACCCCGACCAGCCTGGCGGGAGCAAGGTGTGCCTGCCGCCCGACAAGCGCCTGATGGCGGGCCTTTGCGCGCCCACCTACGAGGTGAAGGGCCAGGAGATCAAGATCGAGGCGAAGTCGAAAAACGAAGGCGGGGTGAAGGGCGTGGTCGAGCGCCTGGGCTGGAGCCCGAACGAGGCCGACGCCGTGGTGATGGCAAACTGGGCGGGCCCGAGGTGGGCCACGCACGCGAGCCAATGGATCGACGGCCAGCAGCAACGCCAGACAGGACGCGGGCTTCGCGGCATGCAGCCCAAGGTGGTGCTTGGGCACCAGGCAGCACGCCGGCGGCGATAAGTGTAAGATTCCCCGCGCACCCGATCACCGCATAGGGAGCATCGCATGGCATCGCTCAGAGGGATCATCCGCAAGGCGCTCAAGTACGACCCCCTGACCAAGGCCCTGATCAAGGCCGAAAAGAACGTCCCTGGCTCGGTGGGCGCGGCCATGGAGGCGCTCACCCGGGAAAACGTCTCGAGCGACCCCTACTCCGCCGACCAGAGCCGCTGGGACATCTTCGCGGGCGGTGCGAAGCTCTCCGAGGACCCCGAAGCGCGCGCGACCGGGCGCGCGGTCGGCACCGCGATCGGCGCCTGGTTCGGCGCGGGCGCCGCGGGCGCCGGCACCGGCACCGCTGCGTCCGCCGCAGCGCAGGGCGCGGCGCTCGCTCAAGGCATGGAGGCGCAGAACGTCGCCAGGCGCCTCGCCGATGAAGAAGCCGCACGCCAGCGCGACTTTCTCGCGCTCATGCGTGGCGAACAGGCGAAGGAACCTGCGGCCATCCCGCTTGGCGATGAGCAGGCGATGCGCCGCATGCGCCGGCGCTCGCTCGCCTCCATCATGCAGCGTCGCGGGCGCCAGAGCACCATCCTCACCGGCGGCGGCCAAGGCGCGCTGGGCGCGTGACCCCCAAGGCCCTCAAAGAGCTCGCCGAGAACCTCTTCGCCAAGCGAGGAGCGTGGGTCAGCCTCCTGCAGGAGATCGCCGAGCAGTTCTACCCCGAGCGCGCGGACTTCACCATCCAGCGTAACCTCGGCACTGACTACGCTGCGCACCTATCGACGAGTTTTCCGATCCTCTGCCGGCGAGACCTGGGGGACCAGATCGGCACCATGCTCAGACCGACGAACAAGGCGTGGTTTCACATGGTGCCGCGCGACGTGAAGGTCGAAGACAACGAGTCGACCCGCTGGCTGCAGTGGGCGGAAGGGGTGCAGCGGCGCGCGATGTACGATCCCGACGCCCTCTTCAACAAGGCCGCGAAGCAAGCCGATCACGACTTCGCCGCCTTCGGACAGAGCCCCATCTCGATCGAGCTGAACCGCACGCGCTCGCACCTGCTCTATCGCACCTGGCACATTAAGGACGTCGTCTGGCGCGAGGACCAGGACGGCAAGATCGACTTCAAGGCGAGACGCTGGCCGATCGCCCTCGTTGACCTGATCGCGCTCTTCCCGCGGGCGAACCTCGATCAGAAGATCCGCCAGCGGGTGACCAAAGAACCCTTCGCCGAGATCACGGTGATGCACATCGTGTGCAACGCCGAACTCATGGACGAAAAGGCCAACGGCAAGCCGCGCTTTTCGCTCTACTATGACTGCGAGCACGACAAGGTGATCGAGACCACCGCGATCTGGGGCCAGCACTATGTGATCCCCAGGTGGGCCACGCCCTCGGGGAGCCAGTACGCCTACTCGCCCGCCACCGTGGCCGCGCTCCCCGAAGGGCGCCTCCTGCAGGCGATGACGCTCACGATGCTGGAAGCGGGCGAAAAGGCCGTAAACCCGCCCCTCGTCGCGACCGCCGGCGTGGTGAAATCCGACATGCAGCAGTTCCCAGGCGGCGTCACTTGGGTCGACCAGGAGTACGACGAGCGCCTAGGCGCGGCGCTGCGCGCGATGAATATCGACGTGAAGGGCCTGCCGATCGGCCTCGAGATGATCACCGACAGCCGGGACGTCCTGAAGCAGTGCTTCTTCCTCAACAAGCTGCGGGCCTTCAACCCCACCACCGACCCGCAGATGACGGCC